TCAGCCATTATCTCCAAATAATTGTCACGCATTTTGGTGAGCTTTGATTTGCCTTTGGTTAGCATTTCTCTGTCATCCTGCTCACACACGTATCTAGATATTGATTCAACATAATTGATTAACATTCTTGAAATGATGTCAAGAATTAAGATTTCTCTTGTGCCTCCAATTTGGTTCTTGCGGAAGATTTGGATCATTATATCCATCTTGTTCTTATATGAGTTGCAGAACTCATCTAATCTATGGATCTCGGGGAAATCTGGTGACTCCATGAGTTTCAGCATCTCTTCCACACATTTTGATCTAACTCCTATCTCGCCCAATAGCTTGATTCTGGTGTTCTCCATCGATAATGTTGAAAAGTCATCATTAAGCTTCTTGCATATGCTAGTAGTTGAAGCCTTAAATGTCGAGAAAGAGTCAAGCGGTTTTGTTGTCCCAGAGTTGTTGCAAGCTAGAAAGTGAAGGGCCTCAGGTTTTGAGTTATGATTGCTGTTCCTCTGAAGCTTTGATCCAATCGATATCATTCGAGAAGAGTACTGATGACTCAGGTGTCCATTTTGTAGTATTGACTTGATGAAAGACAGATCATCATCCTTGTACCCCATATAATAATCTGGATCACCGAGTGTCTCTCCAATCAATTTCAGATTTCGTTCCTCTTTTGAGATTTTAAGGAGTATCTTCAGTGATCCATGTGTCTTGTTTCCCTGATCCTTGTTGAATAGCATGCAGAAATACATTTCATTCAGGGAGAAGTGAAAGTCTTTCACTGAATCACAGAATAATGCTGGGATATGGCTTGATGAACCTGCTGACTCATCATTGAGCATCTGAGACACTTCATCGAATTTTGGATTCCTCTTACTGAATAGGGCAACAGGGTTTAATTTGATTATTTTAGATGTCCATTCCATCAACTTATTAACCAGATGTATCTGGAATAGAGATCTAATTGGGACGTTCAATTTCTTGATGGATTCCTCAAAATTTCGATTAAATGATAGGCCTTTCATTATGAAATATCTGACATCCTGCATCATTGCGGAGGTACTGCATTTGTCCTCGGCATTGATCATCCCAACAAGAGAATAATAACCACTCTCTAATAAATTCCTCAGAGTGTCAAGGTATTTATTATCCTTGGCTGATGTTTGTAACATTGCGAACATCAGATTAGTCGTCTTGTCATTGATTCGCATGTAATGATCTATCCGGTCTGAGTCTAATGATATCCAAGATGTTTCATAATGGTCCAGATGTAGTTCCCTGTTCGGAAACAATCCATTATGGAAGACTTCTTTGGCATACAGGACTTTGAACCAGATAGGGTTTCCCTCTGATCTGAGTTGAGCTCCAGGTGCAATAAGAATCAAGCATGACTCAATATTTGTACAAATCAATAAGAACCTACCGTTCTTCCTCTTTCTAAGGCCATTGAGTGCAATCTCTCTACTTATTAGCTCAATTAGTCTCAAATAAGCATATTGATTTGTTTTGCTAAGAAGCCTCTCACAAGATTCTGCTGTTTTAAATACGATTGAGTTCTTTACTTCTGGGTCCTCAATCATATTTAGGTTCTTTATATCTGATGAAGAAGAGACTGACATTATCTCTAGCACATCATTTAATGGCTTCAGATTGCAATCGAGTGAATATGAGAAATTGTTATACTTGTGTGATTCAGCTAATGCAACTGCGTCTCCATCTTTAATTGCAGATTTCCTACCAGGGCCCTTAATCTTCATCTCATATTTTATCTCTGGCGAGAGGTGCTTCCTCATGCTAAGCATGTTCTTGGTTGACGATGAGTGGAATGCATCTCTATCAGTTTCTCTGAGTGAATTGATGAGTGAACCCACCAGAGAGGATGGTTTCCATGATTCTAGAGTCTTCATGCAATAATCATAAGGTGCTAAGTCATCAGATCTCTCCACATAATGAACAAAAGGGATCGGGAATGTTTGCTTCACTTTGTCAATATCACCATCAATTGGATTCTCTTTTATCTTCATCTCCATTCTAAAATCAGCCCAGCTCTTTGAGACATCAGATGTTGGCATGAATGAATCCTGAAGCTTGTTAAAATTCTTTAACACATACTCAGTTAGTTCATTGAGCAAGATGTCATCTGAAAATGTGAGATTTGGATTAAACATGTCACAGAATCTACCAGACCTGTTCATGAAATCCTTTAGATCATCACTTGTCCTGAACAGATTCTTGTACTGCTTCAGTCCATCATGTAGCTCACCCTGTGAGATTGTCAGTCTGCTATTATAATCTAGGTCAAAGTCATAGGCGTTGATCATTCTCTGAACAGTTGGATCTATACGTATTCTTTGAAGATAAGACATTGTTCTCATGAGGATCGATTTGCATTTATTGAAGTCCACCTTGAGCCAATCAGGGCACTTGCTCTCTATTGATTGACCATTTGCAGGGAAGATTACCACCAATAAGGATAGATTGCAGCCTTTGTTATTGAGGTCAATCAGAGCCGGATTATAATATGAGATCTTCCTAGCTTCATATGAGTCAGGGTCCAGAGATATGCCAAGCTCCAGTATGACTCTTTGAGCAGGCAAGTATGCATCCGGAGTCAAATTAACATATTCATCATCAGATTTGACCATCAGGAGCTCCGATATTTTCTTGAATGTGGGCTCTCTTAAGGCATCAGGACAACCTCGTAACATTTCACTAAGAATCATGTCATGTCTAATCTTGTATATCATCCCGAATTCCTTGAGATCTTTAGGTGCCTCCAGCTCGTCGGTTGCAGAGTTCAAGAAATCCAGAAGGAATTTGCTGAAATCTCCGCTCACTGGGATCTTATCAACAATTTTCTTCATTGATAGTCTCGAGGCTATGTAAATCTCATCCATTGGACACTCTTGATGGAGAACTGAGAATTGTGCTCCATCATAAGAGAGTCTCATATACTTTGCATACTTCTGGTTGAGTGTCATTCCATTTATCTTAAAGCTAATACCTAGAAGCTCCTCCATGACTATCACAAGAGAGGAGTCAGACTCGAGATTCAAGCCTGAGGATGAGATCAAATCATCTAGAGCTTTCATAAGAATATTGGAGTTCAGGGAGCAGATGACTGACACTGATTCGACAAGGCTCATTTTAGCTAAATCACTCATGTTTGATGTTTCTTCTTAAGAGTTGAGATGATTGTTGAAGTTAATGGGGACAATGTAGGTCCCCCATTAACATTACTGATAGCATTTGCAAAAGAATTCTCACTCAACATCTTCTTCATTAAATAGCTCTGGTCTTAAGCTCCTTAAGAAGCTTTCTCTATTAATGAACTCGGGAGTTCTTGAATCATAAGCATTGCGTATTTTGAACCCTGAGCTCTGAAGATTGAGTGAGCAGATCAGATTACTGCAAGTCATTGCAATATACATAAAGATATCAGAGTCATCTGCTTTGCAGGCTGAGAACAATAACAGAGAGTACAGCTCATCCACATCAAACACCTTATCCTCATTCATTAGCACCTTCAGCTGCAATGCTGATGACAGATTGTTCAATCTGCTAACTATAGATCTCCAGTTGAATATCATTGTCCTCTTCGTATCCTCGACTTTGAATTCATCAAGAAATCCCATGTAATCATCCACTCTTGAGTCATCAAATATGTCATTAAGATTATCCTCCCCAATATCAAATTCCTCAAAGTTAAAGTCATCGAATGCAGCATCAATCCCAGCTTCAAAGTTCTCTAAGAATTTCTCTGGGTCTTTAGTTTGATCGTCAGTACTTCCCTCATCATCATCTTCACTTTCAGTGTCGTCATCCTCCTCAAGGAACCCCGGCCCCTCATAAGGAATAAACTCATCCTCATACTCATTCTGGATTAATTCAGATCCATCCTCTTGCTCCACATCCCATCTCTGGTCAATGAAAGTCATTTCAATTGATCTAAATTTCTTCTTTGTTATGAAATTTCGCGCTGCCAGATTCTCAAGTGGACGCATGTCAATTTTCATATCAGATAATTTAGGTATCATCTTGATCTCTCTCTCTGTGATAATGGGAAGGTTATATGACTTCGTTATTATGTCATTCTCAAACAACCATTTTAAGGAGAAACCTGCTATTTGGTGATCCCTTATGATTTTGACATGACCAGATCCACTGACCATAGGAAAGAAAAGTCTTATATTGCTCATTATCATGAACTTGCCCTCTCGTTCGTATCCCACTTTGATTGATTTGTTCTTCTTATCGAATCTATATTCAATCTCATTAGATGCAACATCACTGAGCATTGGCACATTTTCTCTGAGATGAGCAACAAAGATCCTATCACCAACTGGAGGATTTAAGAACCGAACTTCCCCAAATCTTTTCCCCGATGGGTGAATGACTGAAAAGTTCCCATACTCACGATAGAACTTTGGTGAGAACCCCTTCTCTCCATGAAGCAATTGATTGAGCTGACAGAAGTGCTGGTATAGGCTCTTTGACTTCTGAGGATTCAATTCCCTAGCAGGTATCTGGAACCGATAAACTCCATTAACCTGGGATGTCAGGATGTGTGTGCCTTTATATGAAGTGAACACTTCCAGGTCCCCATAATATTCACCCTTTTTGTTTCTCTTCTGAGACTTAATCCAAGAATACTTGATTGCCGAATTCTCATCCATGAGATGCTGCAGGAGCTCAATATCATAGTTTGTTATTATGTAGCCAATCATCATAATCCATTTCTTCTCAACCATTGAGAATCGTCTTGATGTACTGCATCTCTCCAAAGATTTGATTAGTTGGTACTTAATGAATCCAAGGTCCACTGTTTTAGATAATACGTCTTTAACAATGCCGATCACATTGCCGTCCTCTTTGTCTATCAGACACAGAGACACAAGACTGATGAGCTGCCTCCATATCGTTTCTATTTCAAAGGAGATGACACCAACAGGTTTAGTGACTGGTACAAGAGACCTCATAGCAGGCAAGTGATTATACTGAAATATGAGCTCCATTGTCCTCATGACATCATTTGTGTCACGCCCATACACGTACATCTTTGAGTAATTTCGAGGGCTTCTCATGAATCTATAAGATATGGTTGTCATAAGCTGAATCATTCGTTCGTCACTCAATTGCAGTCTGCTCTTCATATCATTAAGTGATTGACTCATGAAGGGCAGGATGGATCTAACCTTCAGCCAGTCCCGATTTAATGATGATATTTTCTCATCAGAAAATGATGTTTTGCCATGATATATGTAGTCAAACAGCTCAACAAATCTGTTCTCTAAGACTTCATAATCATCCGTTGTCTTCAATTTCCTAACTGATATGGGCATTTGCACAGGCTTCAATTCCCAGTCTATTTTGTCATCAAACTCTAGTCCTCTGAATATCTCATATGTGTGGCTATTTGGGAAATAGAATAATAGATCCTCTGATGTGAGCTCTTTGCACTTTTGTGTTGTCATTTTAACCGCATCTGAGTACAAGAGACCATCACATCCTTTGAATTGGAAACATGCAGCTGAGGAGCTGGCAGAATTTCTTGCATAGAATAATGAATATGATGTTCTCCTAAATGTGTCAGCTGCACCAGGGGTATACAATCTTAATGTGGTTTTCATTATTGCATCTTTCTTTGATGTCGTTTTGCGAAATGGTGCCATCATATCATTTGTGATCCAATCATTCAAGTCATCCCGATTCACGCTTGATCTTGATCTTGCTACGGTCAGTCTCCTGATGGGGCCCATGGAGCATTCTATTGTATCAGATCTTAGCTTCTTGTTATCATCCTCAAACATTGTGGTTGCGACTGACTCCACAAGATATCCGGCACTACTGTATAGGTTGGCCAAAAGGCTATCTGAACTAGGGTCCATACCCACAAGTCTGTAATTGTAGTACTCAGGACCAACTAATTCCATCAAACTTGGGTTGAATATTGGATAAATCCCTAGATCATAAGGAATTAAGCGTCGATTTAGACTTAGCAATTCCTCTGGTGCATTCATGCCCTCCGGATGAGTATGATAAACACTTTCTGCAAATCTCTTATTCATCAAATGAGCTTGAAGAGTTAGCAAGGATGATGCACCATTTTCTCTGTATTGACGCACAGTTGCGTATAGCTCATTCACCATCCTCTGGAAGGATCTTGAATCAGGGACTGGAGCAGCGTTTATAGCAAATTTGATCAATGGGGAGTAAGTTGAGAATGATGATGCAAATGCTGAGTTAAATTCATGCAAGTTTGGACCATCCGATGTCTTGTGAGGGCTTTTCTTAACTCCGAACAATATGTCACTGACTTTTGAGCATGCTGAATGCAGCATAACCACTGCTCTAGTCTTTGACAAATTCATCTTTGGCAATCCTCTCATTGTTAGTCTGTCATCTGAACTCACTTGAGTTTTAACAGATAATATGGGGAAATTATTAAATCTTGCTATGACCCTCTTCATGATCTCATCTCTAAGAGATATTAGACAAAGATGAAGATATGAGCTTGTGAAGTGTAGTATGCCCTGTCCCATGTTAGATTCATTGATCATGAAGGGTTCTCTATCAGTCATGAACTTCTGACGATAAAACTCCAGTGATGGATCATCATGTGGCTTATCGTGCTTCAGCCATTGAAGGACCAGCTCTCTTGGGTACTCGATTTTCTTGTTCTGATGCGCTGCTAGCAACAGAGCAACAAAATTGAATGAATCACCCATCTCCTCTGCAAATGGAGTAAACATGTATAGAAACTGGAAAGGCATGAACATTTGGGCCCAAGTTGTCATATCAGCATTTTCACAGATAAGATTATTGCTCTGCGTCTCAGCCATTATCTCCAAATAATTGTCACGCATTTTGGTGAGCTTTGATTTGCCTTTGGTTAGCATTTCTCTGTCATCCTGCTCACACACGTATCTAGATATTGATTCAAC